GCTGCTACCGATTATGCTGCTATGAATGCAGCTCGCAGAAAGAAATTAGGTACAAGGGGGTGAATAATAATGATTACTCTTGAAGTATTTTTGATAGGTTTGATGGTTATATCAACCTCTACTAGTCTTGTAACAGAAGCCGTTAAGAAAGTTCTTAACGCATGCAATGTTAAATACCACGCCGATCTTCTCGCTGGTATAGTATCAGCTGTATTGTCAGTTGGTGTAGGCATTGGTTATGTAATTCTCGAAAACGTCGGTTTCACTGGTCAGAGTATCGTATGTATCATAGCTCTGGCATTCATGAGCTGGTTAGGCTCAATGGTAGGATATGACAAGGTTATAGCACACATAAAATCAGTCAAAAAGGATGATGAAAAATGAGTAACAGCCCGCTAGCGAGTTATGTAAAAATTAGTCCAAACAGAACAAGCCCACGGAATCACACGATAGATACTATTAGTATTCATTGTGCTGTAGGACAATTCACAGCTAAAGAACTATTAAATTTACGTAACTTCACTAAGTATGATGCTGCTAAAGGTTCATCTTGTAATTATGCAATTGGTCATGATGGCTCCATTGGAATGGGGGTTGAAGAGAAAGACCGTTCTTGGTGTACTTCCAGCCGTTCCAATGACCATCGTGCAATTACTATAGAAGTCGCATCAGAAACCAAACATCCCTATGAGGTAACTGATGAGGCGTATAAATCACTTATAAATCTGCTTGTCGATATTTGTAAACGTAACAGAATCAAAGAATTGAAATGGAAAGCAGATAAATCTCTAATCGGAAAACCTTCCAAACAAAACATGACCGTACATAGATGGTTCGCTAATAAAGCTTGTCCTGGTGATTACTTGTACAATCGCCATGGTCAAATAGCTAAAGAAGTGAATGCTCGTCTCGGCATTAAGACTACTTTCAAACCTTATCGAGTAAAGGTTAACATAAATAATCTGAATATTCGAAAAGGTCCGGGAATCAATTACAATGAAACCGGATTATTTACCGGTAAAGGTGTATTTACAATAATAGCCGAGTCTAAAGGAAAGGGTTCCACCAAAGGTTGGGGAAAATTAAAGAGCGGAAAGGGATGGATCTCGCTCGACTTTACTAAGAAAATCTAAGGAGTTCAACATGATAAGTTTCAGACATAAAGGAGACTTCTCCAAACTGACACGTTATTTAGAGAAAGCCAAGGATGGAAGCTATCTTGCGTATCTCGATAAATACGGTCGAGAAGGTGTAGAGGCTCTTCGGTCTGTGACACCTGTTGATACAGGACTTACAGCTAATTCTTGGTATTACAAAATAGAAAGATCAAAGGGATCGATAGCGATCGTCTTTTTAAACTCAAATATTCAAAATGGAATTCCGATAGCCGTTATTTTGCAGAACGGACACGGAACTCGTAATGGTGGTTGGGTAGAAGGAAGGGATTACATTAATCCGACTATCCAGCCTCTCTTTGATAGAATCGCAAATGAAGCATGGAGGGAGGTTACTAAACTTTGAGTAGAACTATTGATGAAAGAGTAGTCGAAATGCGCTTTGATAATAGGCAGTTCGAAAACAATGTTCATACCAGTTTAAGCACACTTGATAAACTTAAAGAAAAGTTGAATCTTACTGGTGCTTCCAAAGGGTTAGACGAAGTAAACAAAGCAGCAAGTAAAGTGGACATGAATCCACTAGCGCGCGGTGTTGAAACAGTGGGTCTTAAATTTAACGCCTTACAAACAATGGCAGACCACGCCTTGCGTAGAATTACCGATCGCGCAATGGATGCTGGCGAAAGAATAGTTAAATCTCTCACAATTGACCCTATAAAAACAGGTTTCAGCGAATATGAAACCAAAATTAACTCAATTCAGACCATCATGTCGAACACGGCTAGTAAAGGTACGACGATGGAAGACGTTACGAAAGTAATAGGCGAGTTAAATACATATGCCGATAAGACGATTTATAACTTCGCGGAAATGACTCGTAATATCGGTACATTTACAGCAGCTGGTATCGGCTTGGAAGACTCTGCTGCTTCCATCAAAGGTATTGCAAACTTAGCAGCTGCATCCGGTTCAACATCTCAGCAAGCATCTACCGCAATGTATCAGCTTTCTCAGGCTATGGCAGCAGGAAGTGTTAAGTTAATGGACTGGAACTCTGTAGTTAATGCAGGAATGGGCGGCGAAAAGTTCCAGGAGGCATTAAAAGCTACAGCTAGAGAATACGGTGTGGCCGTAGATGAGATCATCGAGCGAAATGGTTCGTTCAGAGAATCACTTTCTGAAGGTTGGATTTCTACCGACATTCTTAACCAAACTTTACGTAAGTTCACAGTTGAAGGCGCTAAAGAATACGCCGACAGTATGGTTAAGTCCGGCAAGTATACACGGGAACAAGCTGACGCTCTTATCAAAGAAGCTCAGGCGATGGAAGATGCTGCCACGAAGGTTAAGACATTTACGCAGTTGATGGATACATTGAAAGAATCAGCTCAGTCCGGTTGGTCTCAGACATGGGAAATTTTAATAGGCGACTTTGAAGAAGCAAAAGAGACACTTACGAAAGTGTCAGATACTCTTGGCGGAATAATCAATGCGTCTGCCGAATCTCGTAACGAATTACTTTCCGACTGGAAGATACTCGGTGGTAGAAATGATCTTCTCGACTCGTTCGTAAACATTTTCGAAGCTATTAAAACGATCGTAGTACCGATCAAAGACGCATTTAGGGATATATTCCCTCCTATGACAGCAGAAAGACTGAAAGAAATTACCGAAAACATAGCTACATTTACAAGTAAGCTAAAACTCAGTGAAGTAGCCTCCGATAATCTTAAGCGAACTTTCAGAGGTTTATTTGCGATCGTCAATATCGTCAAAATGGCGTTCTTAGCAGTCTATAAAATACTTAAACCGATAATAGGTCTTCTTGTGAAATTTGCAGGCTGGCTGTTGAGCGTTACAGCAGCACTGGGTGACTGGGTTACCAACCTTAACACTAGCATGGAGATAATGGGTATATTCGATAGGGTTGCTCAGCGCATTATAGATTCCGTTAGTGAATTGTGGGCGATTCTTCGTGAGAAGTTCGTATCTCCTAGTTTGACATTCTTAAAGAAGTTCATAGCAAGTTTAGGGGAAGAAATGTCCGGTGTAGGTGGTTCGGCTTCAAAAATGAAAGAAACCGTAGTTAACGCTTTCTCTAAAATAGCATCGGCGTTGGAAGGAAGCGCGTTTTACCAGTTCTTGAAGACCGTATGGAAATTACTCTTGACTATAGGTTCCTTCGCGGCAGATGTTTTAACTAAATCTTTTGCAAACCTTAAAGAAAATATAGCTAATGCTGATTTTGAAAGTATACTCGAATTTATAAGGAGTATATCCGTAACTGCTATAGCCGTATATATAGCTAATTTTGTTAAGGGTTTGAAAGATATCACAAAATCATCTAAAGGCTTTATAGACGCTTTAAAAGATGTTGTTGGAAACTTCTCAGATGTTCTTGGTGAACTCAAGAAGACACTTAAAGCATTCACTTCGGAAATCAAATCAAGAGCATTGATGAATATTGCCAAAGCAATACTAATCTTAGTAGCAGCTCTGGTTATTTTAACATTCATTGACCAGGATAAATTGATGAGCGCTATTGCGGCGATGTCCATATTGTTTATAGAATTGATGGGAGCGTTTAAGTTATTTACTAAGATTGATGACATAGGTTCCTCTATAGGAAAGTCCGCATTAGTAATGCTTGCTATGTCAACATCAGTTCTCATCTTGGCCGCAGCGTTGGAAAAAATAGCCTATCTAAATATGAATGAACTTATAAACGGACTAATAGGAATAGGTTTCTTATTAGCTGGAGTTGCGATAGCAGCCAAATACTTGTCTTCGAGCAGTAATGATGCTCAAATCGTTAAGGGCGCGGCTCGAATGATCATATTCGCGTTTGCAGTGAAGATATTGGCAGGCGTAGTTGAAGATCTTGGCGCTCTCGATATTTTAACATT